CATGAGAGCTGTGGGGTGATTGTAACCGAAGTCAAGTCCATACACATAGTTGACGAACCTGGCAGGTCGATGCTTCACGAATGTCCAATTCGAATAGATGTTTGATTTGCTGATTGCCTTCTCACCCAATGCGTAGATTTGATACAGGGACTCATCCGTTCTCTTGAGGTCCTCGATTTGTCTACGGATGGAATCGGGAAGGAATGGATTGTCGCGGTACGTTGACTTGATGAGGATGCTCTCCTCCTTTGGTAACTCATACAACCAGGATGCTGATTCACTTGGATTGTAATCGAAGATGAGCTTCCATTCAGTTCTCATGTTGAGCTGAGTGAAGTCATCATAGAATAGTTCATTGGCTTCATTACACCATGCGAGGTCACGTTTCCTTCCTCGTATTTTTTGCTCATCATCCACTGAAAAGAACTCAACGATGCTTCCATTCGGGAATGTGTAGATGTGCTCACTCTTATTATGGGATGCGACATCGTATAGATCCATCTCCTTCATAATCTCCAGGAAGTCACGCATCACCGTTGCTCGGAGTGCTGGGAACGTTTTTCTTATAATAGAGGTAACCTTCCCCCTATTTTGGAGAGAGTAGACAATTATCATTTGACAAAGAGAATAAGTCTTAGATGACCTACTTCCTCCCTCATTAATTATAAACCGTATATCCTTATCCTGGAGAGCTGAGTAGTTCTTCTCAAAGATTACGGTGCTATTTATTTCCATTTGCTATCTCATAAGCATGAGCCAACATTCCAAATTGACGTTGATCACTCATGACTGCCAATCGATTGATTCTGATATTCACTCCCTTCTTGGAATGGATGTATCTCTCCACAACCTGGCACATCATATCGATTATGTCACTTGTCATCCGGCTTGATGATGTTCACCTTAATCTCGTTGATGTCCTTTCCATTGGTCGTGATGTCCGACTTCTCAGTTAAGCCATTTAATCGCTGAGTGATGGATGCGTTGTATTGACCAACCATCCCTCCCATGATTTGGTCATTTCGAATTTCGTCGCTTATACGCGAGCAGATTGTCGTAAACGCTGAATATCTCCCTCCGCTATTTGCAAAATAATCCTGAACAACCAAAGAGTGATCGTGGCAAAATACTCTGAATCCACTTAAAGTCAATGGAGCTTCCAATGGAATAGGTTCTTCCTTTCCAGTTTTGTTACTCAATGAATATTGATATCTCGGATTCTCTTTAACGTGCTTCCGATACTTATCGAATAGCTCATATAAATCCTCCGGTGTTTCAAAGTTGCGTGGTCTTCCCATTATTCTTCTCCTTTACCTGGTGTTGGTTTTGTTTTACGTTTTCTCTTTGGAATCGGTTTTGCACTCACTTTTTGCTCGATGCCCTCATATTTGATTGGTTCCGGTGCGGTCGTTGTTTCTGATTCCTTCTCAAATAAATATCCCATGCCAATTGACACATAATATTTGTACTTTGATACATCTATATTATCAACAACGATGATTATGTTTCGAACCGTTGTGTGTTTGACAATAGTTTTGCCCTTATATTCTGCTTTTATTCTCATCTTTTATCCTGTTTAGATCGTGTTTAATATCCCTAATATAGTAATGAGCTGAGGTGACCGGAATGTCAAAGTATTTAGCCATTGACCTGGCGGTCGTGTATCCCTTCTCATAGTATGCCTCGAAGATTATGACCTTGATTCGGTCCTTCATCTCTCGTTTGTATATCTCGATGCATGACTTTTGATTGTGGTACTTCTTCTCCTCTCGTATCTTGTGATTCAAATCATCCTCATCATCGCAGTCATTCGGTATATCAATCTCATTGGCATTGACTCTCTCCTCCAGGTGACTGATTGACGTTGACCAAATGATTTGCTTCTTGATCGTGTTCAATAAATAGCTCTTGACCTTATTCTCATCCTTTGTATCATCACTTATCTCAGCCACATAAAGATAACTGTTGTTGATGACTACATCGGCAATCATATTGGCTTTGAATTTGGTGAGAAAATACTCAGTGTACGTCCTCACCTCATCATAGTGCCTCGATATGTAGCGGTCAAGTGTTTGCTTCATACCAATTCATGAATTGTTTGTAATAAATCTTCCTCACTGTCCTGGCACAAAAGCAATCGGTTGTGATTCCTCCGGTGTGCTCATCATATATTCGATACAGTGCTTTAAGCGTAACTTTGGCGTACTTCGATGCATCACTTGACGTGACTATCTCATTGATATACTTTACTTGAGCTTCGCTAAACATTCCTCAATGATAAACGCAATGAATGAAACGATGGTTGCTTGAATGAAGTCACCGGTGATGATCCATGTTGACCAAAAACTCATGCACTTGAAACAACCAAGTCCTGCATGAATGTAATTGACCAAGTGATTCGGTCGGATTCGCACTGCGATGTTATCCCATAGCATTTGAAGTGGCTCGAATGATACCAGGAACCAACTGAGTGCGAGTGAAGCTAAGTAAGTCATATATCTTGCTTTAATTTTTCAATATACAAGGTTGCATCCATCAATTCCTCCTGGAGATGATTCAACCAATCGAGTAAAGGTAACGAATTATTTTCCAATGTTGTACCATATTTTTTGATTCCCTCATTTGAACGGTCATAATACTTGGTCATGAGCTTCATTAGGATTGGATCTATTTGTTGATTCTCCATCTCAATTCATTTGACATTTAACATCATCGAATGCAGCTGCATCCACTTCATCGATATATACCTCATCATCTTCCATAGTCAACACGATGCAGTAGTTGACGTTCATCCCATGAAACACATCCTGGAATCGGTTGATGATCATGTGGGGATTTTCATTCTTGGTGCCGACATAGGCAATGAAGTATCTATCTCTCATAATACTTAAAAAATTTGATGTAAAACTCCTCATTGACTGAATGACCTTTCAAGAATCTCCACAATTGAAGATAAGTGATTCCCATATCCTCAGCAATGTGCGACAATTTGTATCTCTTGGATACTCGTGACCTCACCTCTTTCTCGATGAAGTCACGAATGGTTTCCCCATCAGAAAGGTGAATCGTCAAAGCTCTCATCCACTACCGGTGTTGATTGAACATTCCATACATCCAAAGTATTGTAATACTTCCCATTGTACTCACGACCTCTCAAGTTGAATTTAACTGTGATATCGATACCAGGTGAATAGTTGTCGAGTAGTTTGCACTTGTCCTGAGATAGTTGGAATATCACATCTTGAGGATACTCCCCATTGGGAACTGTTAGGACAACCATTCTCACTGAGAACTTGTCGCTGATTTGTTTGATTGGCTCAATTACTTTGATTGTGCCTGTTACTTGTAAATCCATTGTATTTGGTTTTGTTTGTTAAAATTCAAGTATTATTTCATTATCATCCACTATCTCAAGGTTACCACTGAAGCAATATCCAATCGCTTTTAATAGTCCTTCACACATTCTTACCGCTTCATCAAGGTCAACATCATTGAATGGGACTTCGTGTGTTACGGTGTGCTCGTATTGTTCTATTGTTATTTTCATGTTATTTCGCTTCTAATAATTTATAATACTCATTATAATATTCAGTTGCTGCCTTGAGCTTCTCAATCATCTCCTTCTCTTTATCCTCATCACGATCAAACGAAAGTACAGTGATTCTCTTTTCCGGTGCGATATGATCAACACGATGGATTGATAAGTTCTCCCACTCGTTCAGTAGTTCATTGGATGTAGTTACCATGCAATAGATTAACTCTGCCTTAGGTTTATCGTATAGCATGCAGTAAGCTCTCAACTGCCACTCATATTTGGATTCATATCCTTCCTCAGCAAGTACAGGAAATGTTTCCAATGACCAGGATGTCTTCACATCGATGATGAGGTCATCAGTTACGATATCCGCTTCACCGGTCATGTACTCATCAACCATTCGTACGGTGTTTTTACCGTATGCTTCAAATCGGACGGTATTGAGTAGGTCGATTGAGTCCTGCTCTTGCATCAATCCCTTTTGAATATACTTGGAATTGATTTCACTGCGGTATCCGTAGAAGTCCTCCTTCGCTTTTGACTTGATATAACTCTTTGCTCCTGCGGATAGTATCTCCGATTTGCTTTTCGGTGAAGTCATTAAACTACCGATTGAGGATGGATGCCACTTCATACTTCTAATGCTTTAAGTTGTACCTCACTCAATGTCCATTTCTCAATCAATTGCTCTTTAGTGTACTTTCCCGCACTAATCGATGCCACTGCGGATTCAAATCTC